GTATTCGCTCAGTGATTCCCTGTTTTATTTATAGGGGGGACTGTAGACAGTCATATCTTTGCATTCTGCTAAGTCAATACCACAAACATACTCTTGACCGTTAATGTTTACTGTATTATTCATATCTACAAAAGATTTTAATTGAATATCATAATTCTTTTCATTTGCTTTCATGAAAGTAATAGCATCTTCGTCAATCAACTTTCTTAATGTTTTAATATTATCCATACCTACTCACTCCTAACTAAGTTACCATTACTATCAAACATAACATCATCTCTAACTACATCATACTTACTCATGTGCTCCTTTGAATGACATGATGAACAAAGAAGTTCCAAGTTTTCAAATGATAAAGTTATATCAGGATTATTTATATTATTAGGCGATAGATGTATCTTATGATGCACTTCGTCACCTAATACATACTTGCCTCTCTTCAGACATCTCTCACACAATCTGTTTACTGACTGCTTATATAACTCTCTACACTTAATCCATTGCTTACTATTATAAAACTTCTTAGCAAACTCTCTTGCCATATCACACCTGCTTATCAATTACTTCTGCCTTACTCTCCTGCCCACCCTCTTATAGCTGTCATGCTTCATAGGATTTTCCACACTATCACCTAATACAATAGGCTTTTTAATTTTAAAATTGCACAGCTTTAATAATTTATTATATGTATTTCTATCTGTTGCTTTTATATATTCTCCTATTGTCATTAGGACCTCCCTCTATCATAAATATATCAATTTTTAAATAGTGTATTTATCAATCTAAAATGAACTCTGCCCACAGGCGCAATACAATTAATTCTTAATTAAAAAAGAGACACTATATTTCAATGTCTCTTTTAAGGAAGTTAAAATGAAAAACTGTATGCCTATTCTTCTACATCTACCATAATATCACTTACAATACTCGCATTCTATCACATTATATATTTATTAAATCAAGTGCCTTCTCATGTAATCTGTACACATGCTGCCAACTATAAAAGTTTTTATAAGCAATTTCTTCCCAAGTCATATAATACAAGTACCTGTCTATCAAAATATTTCTAAGTCTATCATCCTCGATAGCATTAATCTTGCATTTAATTTCTTTCCTTATGTCAACTAACTTGTCAATTTCTCTGTCAATCTCCGTGTTTAGATCGGCAATATTAGCCACACAATCGCTTATTTTATCTATTGTATTGCCCCTCGGCATACCTGATAATATAGTTGTTATATTAGTTGCCCTGCATTTCCATTTATCCATTTCGGATATTTTTCTGTCGATACCTCTGTCGATATATTTTAACTGACTTAGATATTTTATTTTTTCTTTATGCTCATCTGTAAGCATTTGCACCTCCATTAGTTCTGGGTTATCGTGTATGTTGCCAATAACTTCTAATTCATCAGCGTAATCGTATAGGTGTTCTTCTTCAAATCCTCCACCTTGAACCCCTCTTTTATCTTGAGCCACTACCACTTAAAACCAATATCGCCTTATCACATTTTTACATTGTGTACTAAACGTTCCTAAGGATCTATTTTTACACCATCTGACTATGAAGATGTAACCTATTAATTCATCAATTACTGCACTTATAGAGTTACACGAACAAGCAATTCTCACATTTCCAATCCTTAATGTTTCTCTTTGTCCTGTTTCTTTTATCTCATAGTCATAATCTTTAATATTAAAAACATTACATATTGGTTCTATTGCATTCAATACTTCTTTTCTTTTTTCTATAAGATATTCCATCCATTACACCCCTTTAACTTTTGAAGCAACCATGTCTGCTGTATGTGTCCAAAGAACTGTTTCATATTTTCTGATTGCCCTATCAAAGTAATCCCAAGCATCCTTTTCATAAGCACCCATGTGATAACGAATACAAAGAATTTCTTCTTCTGTTAGCTGCAACCAATTCAAAACAAGTTTCTGTTGCAATCTTCCCATCACTAAATTGAATTACTGTAGCAGGAAGCGGTAAGCAACCTTCACCTGTATAAGTTCTATTTGATGTTTTTGTTCTAATCGGTTTCATTATTTAATCCCTCCCCATTGTTCAGCCATTGCTTTTGCTATTCCAGGAAATGTTTTACTTCGTATACTTGCTCTTTCTTTTGAAGGTAGTCTCCATAGATTTGCATACCATTCAGGCATTGATTTACCACTGTCAAATACTTTTCTTGGCGGTGGTTCAACTATGTTTGTAGGCTTTAGCAGTGGAAGTCCATTTAGCCATAGGCATGTTTTTTTCTCTGCGGCTTCCCCAAACATATAAGGTTGGATAATTTGGTCCGGCTTTCTCCATTCAGTTGACATTACTCCAACAGGGTTCTCTATTGCGATTCTTTGACAATCCGCATTTGCAAACATCATAAAGAATTTAATTGCTTTCTGTCTTTCTGTTTTTCTTTGGATTGCTTTATCTCCGTATTTTTCAACATTAAACCATCTGTTTCCAGATACAGAAAGATATGTACACGGCGGGAACGCTATAATCATGTCCCATTTTTCCTTCAAAATATGATATGTTCCGTCCATGGTAGTGAAGTTAATATAATTTTTATATCCATATCCGTTGTCACTCGGAGATAAAACTTTCAAAACATCTTGTTGTAAATGCCATTCCGGGTGACCACCACTGCATGGCTCGATGTCGCAACTGTATGCTTCATGCCCTAACTTTCTTAACTCTATTGTCACCGCTTGACTTTCTTCACAAGCCACTAATATTTTCATCATCTACACCCCCGATATCTGTGATACAATCATATCAGCGGTATGTGTCCATAAAACATTAGGGTACTGATTAACTGCTTTACTGTAATATTTCCAATTGCTCTTTTCATCAAATGCCCCCATGTGCCACCTAATGCAAATTACTTCTTCAGGGGTAAGCTTCATGTGTTGTCTTGCAATTTCAACTAATGTGTCTAAATCTTCTAGTGCTAATTCTATATCATTCATTTTCTACCTCACTTTAATTTCAGCTTTTAATTTTCTTAACAACTCTTCTTGTCTTACATTCTTACCTTTTAAAACTTCCAGCACTCTTTCATCAATCGTATTTTCAGTTATGATATGATATATTCTTACAATTTCTGTCTGCCCTTGTCTGTTCAGTCTTGCATTTGCCTGTTGATACAACTCCAGGCTCCAGTTAAGTCCAAACCAAATCACTATATGACCGCCAGCCTGTAGGTTTAGTCCATGTCCAGCTGAAGCTGGATGTGCCAGAAATATTTTAATCTTCCCTGCATTCCAGTCTTTTATATCTTGATCAGTATCCAGGACCCTGACGTCTTTCCCAAATTTCTTGATGATCCTATCCTTGTCATGTTTGAAGTTGTAGAAAACTAACACCGGTTCACCATTTGCCTCTTCAATCAATTCGTCAAGGACATCAAGTTTTTTATCATGTATCCGGATAACATCTCTATCTTCCGTATAAACCGCACCATTTGCCAGCTGTAATAATTTATTTGATACAGCTGCAGCATTAAGTGCTGTTATATCTTCTTCATCTATCTCAAGAACTGCATCACGTTCCATTGTCTTATACAGTTCGAACTCTTTTTTACTTAACTTAGCTATGCGATTAATGTATAAAGGCTCTTTAAGTTTCAGATAATCTTTTGCTTTCATGCTTATACATATATCTCCTATAGCTGCATCAATTTCATCTTTGGCCCCATCTCTTAACTCATACTCATTGTAACCATGTCTATAAAGTGTTATGAAATATCTTCGTCTAAATTCAGTTATAGTTTTTCCAAGTCTCTCCCCTCTGTCTAATAAATATATCTGCGCCCAAAGGTCCTCATAGCCATTTGGTGCTGGTGTTCCTGTAAGACCTATCATCCTTTGCACTTTTGGTCTTACTTTCCTTAACTTTTTAAATCTAACACTTTTATTTGACTTAAAGCCTGAAAGCTCATCCACAATTACTATATTAAAATCCCACTTTGTCCCCAGTAAATCAACAAGCCATGCAAGGTTATCCCTTGTTATTATGTAAATATCGCCTTCCTGTTTTAAGACTTTCTGTCTCTCTGCAGGTGTACCCATAATCTTTACTATCTTAAGGTTCTTAAGATGGTCCCACTTTAAATGTTCATTTGGCCAGGTATCTTCAGCCACTCTCTTTGGTGCTATGACTAAAGCTTTAACATCTTCCAGGTAATTGTTTTTAAGTTCTTCAATAACAGTCAGGGATGATACAGTCTTGCCCATACCCATATCTAAGAATAAACCTGAAGCTGGATGCTCTAAGGCAAACTCAATTGCGATTTTCTGATAGTCATGTGGTATGAACTTCATTCAGCAACACCTCTTCAATAAATTTTTCTACAAGTTCAAGCTGGTCAACTTTGTACACCTCAAAACCCAATTTTTTAAACTGCCTTTTTACAGCTCTTTGAAGCGGCCTTAAATTTTCACCTGGCTTTTTAGTTTCTACAAAATAGCTTTTGCCTCTATAGAGAACAAGCCTGTCCGGCAATCCATTGTTACCTGGTGAAGAAAACTTAAAGGCTTTACCTCCGATAGCCTTAACTTGTATTCTTAATTTTCTTTCAATTTTACTCTCTAACATATCTGTATAAATATCCTTCCTGTTGAATATCATACAAGGCGGTTTTTATGGGGTGTCAACAACGTCAACAGAATTTCCTTACATACCCTAAACCCTATATATTAGGTACATATATATATACGTATACGCGCCTAATTTATATTTTTACCTCTTTTAAATATATTCTGTTGACATTGTTGACGTTAGCATTCAACCTATTGCAGTTACTTACTTTAAGGTGTCAACAAAATCAAAATTTTCTGTTGACGTCTGTTGACATTGTTGACGTTTAGGTGTCAACAGAATTTTTGGTGTCAACAGAATCTTTTCAACTCTGTTGACGCATATATGCCCTTTGAGTTCCGTATATTTTTCCAAATCTTAAACTACTTGTTGCTGGTTCCCAACCATCCAATCCTCGTAAAATATCATTTATCTCTCTGCTTAAAATCGGTGTTAAAGCTTTTGGATCTCCTTTAAATAGTTCACACCAAATTTCCATCACACATGTTTTATATTTCTTGATAGTATTCTCACTTGCCACAGCTCCGAAATCATCATTCTCACCATCAAGCCATGTTCTCCTTTCAAACAAATTCATCTCATCCCAATTTGCAGGATATTCCTTATTAAGGTACCCCTCTATTAAACCAGTCTTCGGGCTATCCTCCGCATGTGCCTTTTGTTGCTTGATAGCTTCATCAGCTTCTTCGCCTGTAAGATATAATTTATGCCCTGAATTATACAAGTAAACAGCTTCAGCCCAAATCTGGTCAACTTCTTTCTTTAAGTCTTTAAATACATCTTTTATAGGAATCAGAATGCCACAATCAACAGGCCAATGTCTTCTATCTCCCGTCTTATCTCTTAAAAAATGTGGGTCATTAGAAGTACCCCAGAATATACATTGACGTGGAAAACGGGAAGTTCTCCTGCCATAAGCCACCCTGTAAATATCTTCAGCCTTACTTAAAAATAGTTTTGTTGCCTCGATATCAGATTTTCTTGTTGCTGTAAGTTCTCCCATTTCTATTAACCAACTACCTTGCAGCTGTTCATAAGCTTCCTTACCTTTAACCGTATCCAAGCTATCATTAAACCAATCTTTGCCTAATAACCTTATGAATGTACTCTTGCCTATACCCTGCGGACCTGTAAGAGTGAGCATAGTATCATACTTGCAACCAGGGCGCATTATACGTGCTACAGCCGCTGTCAGATGCGTTCTTATAACTGCTCTTGTATATATGTTATCTTCAGCGCCTAAATAATCAGTTAGGAGTGTTTCAACTCTTCTAGTACCATCCCAGGTTAAACTATTAAGGTATTCCCTTACGGGGTGTATTTTGTGTTTTTGGTATACTATTGATATAGCATCGGCTATTTTACCTGCGCCTGTCAGATTATAACTATTTTCTAAAAAATATCGTACACCGGCATCATCATCATCACACCAATCACGCCTATATCCTTTTTCCGTCCATGGAAGCTTTCCAGTAATTATGGCACGGTTGGAAAAGTCATTGTAAATAAGCTTGTCTTTAGTTCGTGGATCATTTTCTAAAATAATTACCGCATTGTCTATTGTGTTTCGGAGGTTCATCTTATTATCATAGGCAAGCTGTTTCATCCACTCCATGTCTGGATCTTCATCTAAATCTCCGAATTCATCCATAGCCTCTTCAAGTTTTTCAGATCCTACGGTCATTTTTACAGTTTCATCTTCTGCGGCAAATTCACTCATTGCCGTAAAGCTAGGCATCCTATTTACTGGTGTATCAGGTTTAGCATCTTCATCCCTTGCACCAAACTTATGTATTCTTACCAAGTCAAATGCATTACATAGCATCCCGCTTATTGGGTCCGTGCCATGATGGCTATATGCAAACTTATCCTCGTATGTCACCAATCCACCCACTGTAGAGCCCTCTATATATGTGTAACGCCCTGGATTATTAGTAGGTGCATAAATCTCTGATAAATACTTTTCTATTGCTTCTTCGATACTGTAAGTCCTGCAGAAAGCGCCTATTATTCCCTTTTTAGTTAGAGGATCCTCCTGCTTTTTTATCTGTGCGTTAATTCTTACTGATTGCCTAGAGCTTACTGGCCAGAATGAAACGTCCTTCCAGTCTAAATATTTATCTAGAACTTCATCTGGATTAAGCCAAGGACCTTCCTGTCTTTTATATATAAACTCCCCATCTGATGAAGTACTTGGCCAATACATTAATCTATGTGGTTGATATGTTGTATCATCAAACATATCAATTCCTATTTCTTCAGCAAGCTTTCTACTAACTGCTTCATATTCGTCAGGAAGTACTACTCTTTCAAGAGGTATTATTAATCTTAATCTTGGATTTTTAGGCTCATGACTATGAGTTGAATATATAACAATTTCAAAATCGTTAAGCATTGTTATGCTGTCCCATAAATCCGATACTGCAACATCTACATTGTCAAGGTCAAGGGTTATTAAGCTCCTGTTAGCCAGATTTTCTGCTTTACGTCTACCCTCTTTTAAGCTTCCACCTACAAAACCGCCAACATCCTTAATACTGTCTCTTTGTGATTTAGACATTTTCTTATATTCATTAAAAGTCTCTCTAGTTCTAGTAGTTACTTTTAATTTCTCAAGGAGGGATTCATAGGATATCTGAACATTTTTCCATTTTACTTCGGTCTTGCTTTTTCCTGTAGCAATGAATATTTTTCTGCTTGTATCTGTTTTTTTGTTAGTAGCTTTATCAGTTTCCAATGTCTCACCACCTAGTCCTTTTGATAATATTCGCATTCATAACCATCCGCCCTTAATGGTAGCCCTCTTGCCCAGGGAATCTCTTGTCCCATTATTTCGGTTATTGTTTCAAGCTCATTCCTGTCTTTTTCTATTTCGATAATAACCTCATCGTGAACATGCATTACAATCTTATAACCAGCCTCATCAAGCTTCAGCATACTATGAGCTAAACAATCCCTAGCGGTAGCCTGTACTATATTTTCAACGAGTTTACCTCCATAGGTATCAGAATCTTTCCACTGATATGTTTTTGAGTCCACGCCTTGAAATATTATTTTCTTTTTACCCATAAATTTGTCGTGATCTACTATTTTAGGTTTCACGTAAGCCAATCTTCTACCGCTTGGAAGTTCTAAAAATAACATTCCACTTTTATAAATAGCTTTTAAATTATTTTTAATCTTTACTGTTGTTCTATTTTCTACGGCTTCTATAACAGCTGCTTCCGTGTCATACCAAAACTTAACTATCTTTGTATTAGAAGCTCGCCATTGATTAACTAGTTCTGGTAACTCTGATTCATTTAAGCCCATTTTAAGAGCCCCCATCGATATTAATGCGCCTTTGCCACCTTGATAACCCAGCGCAAGTTCTGCTATTTTACCCTTTTGTCTTAAAGAATCCCCCTTATGAATAGACTCAATTGGTACTTTAAACATTTGAGCAGCTGAAGCTTCATATATTTTTCCATGGCCCTTAAATACATCTAATCGCCACTTCTCACCAGCAAACCAAGCAATCACTCTTGCTTCAATTGCGCTGAAATCTGCTACAGCAAATTTATATCCAGGACGTGGTATTATAGCAGGTCTAATGCATTGACTTAATATATCAGAAGGATTGTCATACATCATTTCTAAAAAGTCTAAATCACCAGTTTTAACAATTTTTCTTGCTGTATCTAGGTCCTTAATATGATTTTGTGGTAGGTTCTGAACTTGAATTAATCTACCAGCCCATCTCCCTGTATTACTTGCGCCGTAAAACTGTAATAAGCCCCTAGCTCTATCATCATCACATGTTACTTCTAACATTTTTTTATATTTTGATATGGATGTTTTAGATAGCATTTGTCTTATCTCTAGAGCTCTTAATATATCTGGATAGTCTTTTGCTTTCTCTTGAAGCTCTTGCATATTGTTTTTAGTAATTGAAGAAACACTTTTTCCAGTTTTATCTTTAATAAATTTTTTAAGATCCGTTAAGCTGTTAGGATTAGGTAGACCTGTAACTTCCTGATACTCTGATGTAAGTCTGTTAGTTTGTTCCGTATCTATATCAATAGCAGCTTGAGCCATTTGTAAATCTATCATTACTCCGCGGTCATTGATAGCCTGATCCAATTGATACAGTTTATTTTCAGCCGGTATTTCCGGAAACATATTAAGTTTTTTTCTTATTGCTCTTTCAGTAACAACGTCTTGGCCACAATATTCCTTAAACTGCTCCCATTCAGTTGGTCTGTCTTCAGGTAGAACTCTATATGTATGAGGCATTAAACTAACCTGTTCTTTTGAGGTTGTCTTGTGCGGTACAGAGAATATCCTTATAAGGTTTTTACCTGTCCATAACTTTTTCTGATCCTGTGGAAGTCCTATTATTTCTCCAACTTTGTCAAGACTTCCAGGGAAACCTAATGACCATGATTTTATCATTGTGCATTCCCAATTTATTGTATTAAGCCCATAAAACTTATTAATACAAACTCTTTCAAATTGTGCATTGAAAGCTGTTTTGATTACGCTTTTATCCGTTAAAGCCCTTAATACTCTTTCAGGAAGCTCTTCACCAGAAGCCAAGTCAACAACTATTACATCCTCATCATCAAAAGCATATGCAAATAATAAAATCATAAAGTTAGGAGAGTTGACGTATTTATATACGCCAACTTCCTTTAAATTTTCATCACTATAAGTTTCAATATCTATTCCTAGATAATGTCGCATTTACCTCACGTCCTAACTTAAGAAATCATCTTCTGCATCAACTTCCTCGAATTCGAAATCGTCTTCTGCGCTTGATCCCCCACCTAATCTCTCACCATCATCAACCTTTTGAATATTACCAAGTCCACAAGCTATTCCTATATTTCCATTTGTATTAAATCCATAGAAGTTTACAGATACTCTTGCATAACACCCACTATATACATCATCACTGCCAAGAGGAATTGCCTTGCCTGTGGCTATATCTTTTTTTAAACCTACTACTGCAGGTGCCTTTGTGCTATTTGCATTTATAAAATAGCAATCAGCATAGTTTTCATCATCAGGTCTATCTTCATCCCCATCACGAAGAGGTGTTTTAATATTAGCTGGAATTTTACCACTCTTATTAACTAATTTAGTTTTATCTCTTTGTTTTGCATTCTCAATAGCTTCTTCTATAACTTTTATTTGTTGCTTTTCTGCCTTTGGTATAATAAGAGATACAGAATACTTTGGATCACTTCCATTGATGCTCTTTGGTTCAAATATATTTGCGTAAGATAATCTTACCTTTCCTGTTACTACTTTAGTTTCATTTTTTAATACTGCTTTCATGTTATTTACCTTCCTTTTTAAATTCTTTATATTGTCTGTTTATTTTGTTTTTCATTGCCTTAATACCTGTTGACCATAGGACAACTGTGTCATGAGCAGTCTTATTAAATGGATTCTGCATGACACAGTAGAACTTATTTCTAGTTGTCGGATCCCGTTTTATTTGGTATGTATCACCCCAAAGTTTATATTCACACATAATTTACTCCCACTTATACGGTAGAATTAAGCCTACCAGCTCGGGATCCTTTATATCTGTGATAAATCTTTTAATCAGAATTGCTTGCGGCTCTTCTTCGAATGTATCGTTATTAATTCCAATATACATTTCAACCACATCAGATTTTTCAATTAATGCATAATCATTGTTTCTAATACCGCATTCAAATTGATTGTCAGAACTCTTGAAAATCCTAATACAGTCCTTAATACCCGAATCACCTTCAGGCATATAAGCTCTAAATAACTCACAGGGTACAGCTGAATGCTCATAGTTAATAAAGCTTTCAATTGTAACCGGCATTTTAGAAATAGTTTTGGCCATAATGCCAGTAGCATTTTCAGGTATTTTCATAGTTTCCCACATACCGCTTATCCATCTTTCACCATTAGGTCTCTCATGAATTACACCATGGACACCCAAGCTTTTAACAAACTTTTCAAACTTCATTTCTTCCTCCTTCTAATTTATAAAATCAAATTCTGTTTCTATGCTGTCAAGCTCAGGACGATTATCATCCTCTGATACAAGTGTAGGTTTTCCAGGTGGCTTGTCTATAAGACCTGCAGCAAGCTCTGCGAATTTCTTTTTACCTACAACTTTTTCAAGTGCTGTAATGCCTTCTAATGTCTTAGGTTTATAAATTTTATTTTCCTTATAACCTTCAGCCATAAGTTTAGTAGCTAATGCATCTTCATCAGTTATTTTTCTATTACTTCTACCTTCAACTAATTTCCATCCAGGATATTTAGTTCCTTCAAGAGCAGTTTCAAGGGCATAGGCTTGTATATCATCCGCCCATTTTTTAAGTTCATTAGCCATGCCTAATATTTCAGCTATTTCAACAATATCTAATAACTTTTTATCTCTATCACTGTGAGCTGAATAAAACGCTATGTTTGCAGTAGCTCTGGCTGAACATGTAGCTTTTACTTTGCAGAATGTGCACCATTCACCAGGCACTTGTTCGCCTTTGCCAGCATAAGCAAGCTTGGCTTTGGGCTTTACTACATTCTCCGCCCATTCCTCCAGCATTTCAGCACTGATGTCTGATGATGATATGTTGTTAAGTCTTACCTGCGCTATAGTCATTTTTATTTTTTCTATTCCATAGATAAAGCTGTATTTCTCATAAGCCCCAAGTGCATATAGCTTTAGCTGTGGATTGTCAACCGGGCTAACCTCTACACCCTTACCAAATTTTAAATCTATAATCTCCATTTCACCATCTGCTATAATGATACAGTCTCCAGTACCAAAGCCGGAAGGAACATAAGTGCTATAATCCAGCTTTTCTTCAAGAAATATCTTTGCATCTTTAGTCTTTGCTAGTGCTGCGTTATACTGTTCCATAACATAACCTGTATAATCTTCAACTTCATCAACCATTCCTTCATAGTAAAGTTTATTATTTCTTGTTTCTTTTAAGAATTCCTCAAATTCTGCTACATCAGCTCCGTCATTACCTCCAAGTTCTATTCTTAAAAGCATTTCTCCGATGCTATGTGCTAAAGTACCTTCAGCTGCATATTCGCTGATAGTATCTTCTATCTTTTCTGTCAGCCTGGCACTCGGTGTGCAATTAAGCCACCGAGCCGCTGATGAAGCGCCTAATAAAGCATGTTTAGCCATCTTAGATCTCCTCCAGCTTTTTTAATACATCTTCAAAGTTTTCTTCTGGTAGGTCCGTAACTTTAGCTACTTTATACTTTTTGAGTATAGCCTTAAGCTTTGGAGCGTTCGCTTTTGAATTTTTAGCTACAAAAGCTTCTCTTACCTGTTCAATTGTTATCGGTTTAATTTCAAATGGCGGATCTTCATTTTCAACCATGTCTGCATCAGGAGTTGTTTCAGGTTCTTCTGTTTCTTTTGTAGATCCTTGATCCACCGCTTCTTTTATTGCTTCTCCTACTCCTATTTTGTCCACTGTGCAACCTATTGCGATTGCGAGTGTTTCAATTGCGTGCGCTAGTTCTGGTGCTTGAATATTAATTGTTAAGTTCATCATTTATATTTTCCTCCATAGCTTCTATAATTTTTGTAATATCATTTTCAACCTCTAATTCTGTGAACATTCCCATAGGTGATTTAGCAGTGCTATTATTTGCTTGTGTCTCAAATATGTATCTATCACCACTTTTTTTAGCGACTAATACAATGCTAAATTTACTTTCTAAACAAATCTTATCTAGCTTCCTACCAGATGTTTTAACCTTAGTAAATGTATATCCAGTCTCATCTCTTTCTGTTTGGGTATGTGCTAGGAATATTAAAGTTAAATCATCCCTAAAAGCGTAAGCATGGTCCACTAAATCCCAGATGCACTGCGCAAGGTCTATCCACTTGTCATAGCCCTTTTCTTTGCTCCGCCTCATCTTTATCACAGTCGATATAATACGTTTCTTTAGGATCTAAATTTCTCATAGAGGTAGTTTTGCCACTTCCTGATTCGCCCATTAAAAGTAATGCTTTGCTCATTTAATCCTCAACCTCTTTCCTGCTGTTAATTCCGCGCCATTGACAAATATATTCCCTGTTTTTAAATCTTCTTTTAATCTCGCTTTGTCCAATTTTTTAATAGTTTCAGTTGTAAAATATGATTTAGGTATTATACTTTCATTGGTAATTTTTAAGGCTGGTGGATTATTCGCCACACTGATATTAAATAAATCTGTCTTAATTCTTTCCTTGCCTGTCGTAATCATGGAATCTTTAAGGCTTTCTTTCATACGGTCAATATTATTTTCTATAGACTTTTTCTTATCCGTAAGCCTGTTTATTTCAGTTTTAAGGGCATTTATATTGCCCTCTTGGTTCTTTATAACCTTGGCATAATTTTCTGCCTTAATGTCGATTGTATCGCTTATAGATTCGATATCATCCTCTGTTACTTCTCCTGATTCAATCAAATTCTGTAGTTTCAGGTAAGCTCCTGTTAATTCGTATAAGTTCATTTTTGTCCTCCTTTAAAATTTCATAAATATCGCCCGTATCATTTATACTGTAATCATCAATTTGCAAATCTCCGTATTTTTCAGTAGCCATTAAATTTCCTCCTTCAAAAATTTAACCCATTCGTCCATATCATTTAGTATGTATTCCTTTAGGTCTTTCAATTTGTGATTCCAGTCAGTATCCATATCAATTTTTGACTGATAATCTTTTTCTAAAACTTCTATCAAGTTAGCCTTTAAGTCTCTGTCAACCTGCTCCACTCCATAAAAATCAAGATAACTTTCTTTGTGACTGTCAAGATATTTAAGCCCAAGTCTGTCCGTATATTCCTTTTCTGCACATTCAATGCACATATCTCCATAGATTTCATCATACAGTTTGTAATCTTCACAATATGAGCATTTAAAAGCTTTCAAATATGCTCCTCGGCACTCTCTGTCAGGGCAACCTTCGTAAATCTTTTCTTCTTCAATGTACTCTTTAGGAGTTTCAAAGAGTTGTCCACAATCTAAGCATTTATACATTTCGCGCCTCCTAGTAATTTATCGTTAAATCCTTTAAAACCTTTAATTTCCATAGCTTTTCTCCTTGCAATTTTTTTATTATCTGTTATACTTATCTTAGTTAGTTATTTTTGTGCCGTTCCTGTTGCCGCAGGCTCTTTTTTTCTTTCTCTTTGCGTTTTTAGTCCTAACTTTCTTCTATAATTTCCGACAGTGTTATGATTTAATTTCAATATCTTTGCTATTTTTATATCGCTTAAACCTTCTTCATATAAATCTACGAAACTACCATCAAGCTTTTCACGAATTGTTTCAAATTTAGATAAATCAACATCAAATCTTGTTTTATATGCTTCAATGTCAGTTTTTCGTCTCTGATATTCCACCTCGTCCGCCCAAGCCCAACAATCTTTTTCGATTCTTTCGACTAAAATCTTACAACTTTCTTTTTTTGTGTTAAACACACACGTTCGGCATTGTTTTTCCATGTTTACCTCCTATTTTTTAGCTGAATAAATATGCCTGTCCCAAACTTCTACATATCTGTTTTTCATTAATTCTTGCATCACTATTGCAAATTTTTCCTTATAGTTTTTATAGGGTATAGCTTCAGCTACATTCATGAAATCACTCCTTTTTTAAATTTCTTTAAATATTCTTCCATTTCCTCTTTAGTTAATTTGTAAGTTGTAACAGGTTGTTCTTCTTCTATTTTTTTCATGTAGTCTACATATTCTTTTGTAAGTATAGGCTGACCAGAATATGTAGATCCTGATGGCATTGATTCATCATCATATCTATCTTCGTTCATTCCGGAGCCAGCTAATCTGCCAGAACTTGTCCTTAAAAATTCGTTAGCATGTCTTTTCAATTTTACATCCTCCCATCCAGCATCATCCCTATGATTATCAATACCAAAGCTAGTCCTAATTTAAGTCTTATGTACTCCTGATCATCTGTAAGCTTGTCCCAAAATCCCTTAATCAATTTGGTTTCCTCCTGTAAGCAAGCCATTTTCTACCGTAATCCTTCATATAATAGCTTATATTTGCTTCGCATTGGCAATTTGCTATCTGCTTAACTTGTGCTGCTCTGAAAATCCCCCAACCATCTAAACCAATTTCAGAATTAATATTTTGTATCCATATCGGTTGATAGTTCATCTGCTTTAGTTCTTCGATTGTCAACGGCGGGTTTTCGTCTACAGGAATCCAACCACCGTTTAATTGTTTTTCAAGTGTTCCAATAAGCAAATCATACATATATTCAAAGATTTCTATTTCTTTTAATGTTGCCTTTGAACCTAAATAATTATTGCTGTGGTCTTTTATATATTCAATTAGCTTTTCTATATCATTCATCCGTTTCTACCTCCCAGTCTAATTTTTGACCGCACAAACGACAATATTTCATTCGTGAATCTACTAATTTATTACACTTACAATATCCATCTAAAATGTTGTTTTCTTCATTTACACAATCAATTTCTGATGGTTGATATGGTATCTGTTTTTCAAGTGCTTGGACTGCTTCTTCATATTCGTAAAAAGTATGTCTTGTAACTTTTCTACTAATTAAATCTTTATCCGCTTTTAATAACTTTATTGCTTTTTCAATCTCCATCCTGTGCCTCCTCACACCACTCCGGTACAACCGGGTATATATAAAACTCTTTACCGTCAACTTCGTAATCAATCTGTTCGTCTATAACCTCACGACCGTCAAGCGCTTCAAGGTGCTTATCGTCCAGTAATCTTCTGAACCGTTTATCCTTTTTAAATTTCGCTGCGCTAAATTTCATACTGTGCCTCCTATTCTCTTAACTTCTTGCAATACTTACTAACTCTTCTTTAAACAACTCTTTTTCCAAATCTGATAAGTTCTTCTTTTCAAGCCTGTATTCCTTCTCTATGTATTGTAAATACAATTCTTTTACAGTTTTGTTTTGTTCCTTGCAATCAAAGTAATCTTGCAATTTTTCAAATTCCTGTTTTGTAATTTCTCCAAATCCATAAGCTTCCCGCGCCTGTTCCAAATCTTCATACCGTTGTAGTTTTTTCTCTTTCTCTTTTTCTTTATCAACCTGCTTTTCATATTTCTTTACCAGTACAGCAAGTTCTTTTACTACAATTTTACAGATTGCTATTTCTTCTTTTAGATTATCTATCTGCAAAACTCATTTTTCACTTCTCCTTTCTTAATCAAAATCTTCTTGAAGTTCAAGAATTTCAATAATTTTTTTCTTCTGATGCTCTGCTTTTCTGTTACCATTAAGAATGTCATATAAATAAGTTAGACTTATTCCAATAGCATCAGCCAAGTCAGTAAGCTTCATATCCTTGTCAATTAATGCCTTTCTTACTGCCTTTTCAAATTCATTCATTAATCCATTGCACTCCTTTCTGACATTTTGTCGAATAAAAAATATAGTTTTGTTGAAATAATTCAGCAAAATTTATTGACAATTCACTGAAAATAATCTATTATAATAGTATCTCACCACATATTATATAGAAAGTATTCAGGAAGTCCTTTTGATTTGCTGAATTATTTCAGCTATAATTATATTATACTGATTTAATTCAGTATGTCAATAGTTTTTGCTGAATATTTTCAGATAAATTTTTTGAAGAGGGTAATTGACTGTTAAAAATAACTTATAAAAAGTTATAAAAGTCAACATATATTTATAACTTTTTATAAGTTTTCAGTAACGGTGAAAGAGTTTACGGTATAATGACCGGCTGCCCTGTAAATTTATATAATTACTACAGTCCTTGCAATCCCAACAAAAAAAATAATTTAAAAAAACTTTAAAAAAGGTATTGACATACACGGTCGACCGTGGTATAATGAATCATAAAATAAAACATGGAGGAAATAAAATGTTAGGAGAAGCAAGAGTAAACGAATTGATTAAAAAATTCAGTATCAGGTACGGAGTTAGAAACGGCGTTGAAGGTTTGGAAGTACATTCCCCAAAGGGAATTACCCCAGCTATAGACAAAGAAATCAAAGAAAATAAACCAGAAATACTCGAGGAAGTAAAAAGAATAAAAGAAAAACAGGACAGAAAAATAGCAGAAGAAGAAGCGAAGGCAGCAAAAGAAGAAAAAGAACTCAGAAGAGCATATCTGAGTGGTGAAAAGAAATTCGAACTCATATACAAAGACCATGACGGATTTCCAACTTGGAATGTATCGGGAAAGGTTGAAAGAGAACTTCTTGGAGAGTTAGGATTGACAAGAGAAGTTGGATACACTACGAAATTGAAAGATGAAGCAGAAGAAATACTGGGACATGAATTCACATACCAAGAGGCTTGTGAATATGTAAACCCAATCAATGAAGCAAAGGCAGCAGCAAAGGTTGAAAGAGAAAAAAAAGAAGAAAAAAGAGTTGCAGAGATATTCGCAACAGCAAAGAAAACCGGAAAGCCTCAAGAGCTTTCACACTGGACAGATGATTGCAACGATCCAAGCGAAGAATGCAGTACCGATATCGTCCATCTATATGCAATGCCGGATGGTACGGCAAAGAAAACCAGACAACATACTTGGTAGAAAAAATATGGTCCCCAGCTACCAACAAAGCCGGGAGAATAAGGAGGATATAATGAAAGCAATTCAAATCACACCAACTACTATGGGAATAGACCACATCACATTGAAAGGTCACATCATGTGGGTAGTCCACAGAGAGATGGGAGTAAACGCAGACAAATTTGAACTGACAGACGCACAGCTTGAAAACTTCATGGAGCTGTATGAAAAAGACAGCACTGGACCCGATGACATTGTGAACTGGTATATGAATGAAGCTTATGAAGATAGGCTCGAACTTATTTACTAGAAAAAATTTGGTTTCCCGGTCAACCATAAAACCGGGAAAAAAGGAGAAAAAATGAAAAAAATAATTACTAATTATAATGGTGGAAATACTGTATTTTTGAATTTCCACGATAATGACAATTATGAAATGATTAAAACAACCGTCGATTACAATGGAAAAAATATGTTGCTCGTATAGAATTTCAAGGCAAAAAATACTTCTTAGGACGATTTGATAAAAAAGATGATGCTATAAAAGCACGAAAAACTGCCGAAGAAAAGCTATACGGTGATTTTTTAAACTGGTACGAAAATGAATATAAGGCAGGTAAGAAAAATGAACCTAAAAAAGCTAAGAACTGACCGAAAACTCACCATCTCCCAATTGTCCCAGCTCTCCGGTGTTCCTACCCGAACGATAGAGGACATCGAAAGCAAGGACGTAAATTTCAAAATTCAAACTGCCATCAAACTGGCTGATGCCTTGTCGGTGTCATTGGATGAGCTGTGCAGGTGAAATATCCCGGGCATTACACCCGGGATAATTTTTTAGCCATATTTATAATAAGCGTTTCTAAATACTTTCCTGTTTCAATTGTCGTTTTCCACGGCCCAACGTTGCTTATTATGTTATTATCTTTTAGTATTTTTAAAGCTTGATTTATATTCATTTCATGTTTTTTCTCCCATTCATCTAATATCTTAAAATATTCATTAGGGTCAATTGATACATTGTCTGATTTTTTTCTAACCTCAAAATGCAGATGACTGCCAAAGCTATATCCAGTTTGCCCTTCTACACCGATTATTTGACCTTTAGCGACAGTTTGCCCCACTGTTACACATCTCTTAGACAAGTGACAAAAAAACAGCCAAAAGCCATTTAAATCATCCATCTTGACGTAATTTCCCCATTCCCATGTAAGATTATTTTTATCCGTAATAATCTGGGAGGAAATAATTTTCCCGTTAGTAGGAGAAATAATATTTTTACTGTCTATTCCAACAAAATCAATACCTTTGTGAAATCTGTAATCGTTGCCTAAGGCACGTGCCCCGAAGGGGCTTGATATCCTGCAAGCCCCTTCAAATATTCTACTCATTTTTAGCTCCTTGCTTAAACAATTCATTCACATACACACTAGCTCCTGCACATAGTATACCCTGTGTTATAGCTGTAAATATAGCCATATAAATGTTGTCGGTGCCTTTTGTTGCTAATATCCACACAACAGCTAATATAATGCCTGCAAGTCCTAAAACAAGCGGTATAAACTTGTCCTTAATTAAAGTAGTGTTTTTAAGCATTATTCCTATTAAGTAAAGCACTGGTATTAATATTAATACCTCTGGCTTAATAAATTCTTTTAGTAATTCCATATCCATATTTTTAACTCCTTTCAATTATATCATCAATCCTGTGATGAGCTGATTTTGCTGATTCCTCAACTTTCAAAACTCTGTTACTTAAATCTTTAATATCTTTATTTATAGTTTTTTGTTCTAGTTTTATATCATCTACGCCCCTGCCGATTGTGTCTAATTTTACGTTTATTGTTGCCATCTCAACAGCGTCTTTTTTTATGTCTGCTGTGCTGTTTCTTCTCATATTGTTTATGCCTGCATAAACCGCAAATGCTACAGACACTACTGATATCAGCATGGTTAATTCTATGCTCATGTCTCACCGCCTAATCGTTGCTAAAGTTTTCTTGCATTAAAAAAGAGCCTATTTAATAAGCTCTAAATATTAAGCTTTTTTCAAAGTTCATCCTCTGATGCAATAAAAACAACATGAGCATTTACATTGTCTATTGCACCCCCGGAGCTATTTAAAATTATATGACCTTTTGGATTTATAGTGAAAAGAATCTCTAAATTATTATCACCATACCCCTTAAAATAAATTTTTCTTTTAGGTGAATATCCTATAGGCAATCTACTAACTGTAGTTCCTTTCCGCCCAACCCAATGCATGCCGGAATAAAACTTAATCCCAATGAACACAAAATCACTTCCCTTCAAATAAAAAAGACCTATTTAGTCTTATTCTTAAATGTTTATTTTATTCCGCCAAATTTTTCTTTTGTTCCCTAAGACAATTGCGGTGTTGCAAGTATCATTTGTTTTTCTGCTTCAGTTATTCTGTTAAGACTAACCATAGAAGTTAAATAAACTTCATCAATTCTTTTCATAATCCACATATTTAATAAAAATCCGTATACCATAATTATATGCCTCCATTCATTAATAAAAATAATATAGTATCTTCTGCTTGTTGTAGTCTTTCTTCCGTTGTCGGCTCTTTTGGTGCATTCTTTTCAGCTTCAATTTCTTCTTGAGTTTTCCATATAATTTTAGTCATGTTGTCCCCCCTCGAATAATCCCTTTTCATCTTGTCCGTAAAATCTGATTACTTTAATATTAACAGTTTCACCTATTTTTTCAGCACTTATAATAGGGTTAATCGGCAAGGTTTCTACTGCTATTTCTTCCGCTACACCCTCTGCAAGTCCTGTAAAATCAAAGGTTTCTGTTACGTCATTAATTTTTACTGTCAATATGTCATTATTTACAATGTATTCTGCTTTAAAGTCTGCTCTTTGTGGTGTTTCAATTAAATCAATCATGCTTTCCACCTCCCAATTGCAACAAAACCAAGAATAGTAGATTCTCCAATTGCTCTAGCCGATATATCATATACTCGCATAACAGCAGCTGTCGCGCCGTTAGCCCAACAAGAACCGAAGCTCGCCTGTGTGCCCCATCTGAAAATTGATGCAATTACAGAAGGCGACGAGATAAAGCTAGCTGGATAGCTCCATGTTCTCCTGCCCGTAAACATACTACCCCAAGCATCTGTAATTGCTTGGTCTGTTACCGTTGCGTTATAAGTGCATAAAAGAGTGCCATCTGCAAATTTAATATAATTACCACTTGCGTTACTTCCACTTTCGATAACTCCACCTAATCCAACTAAGGTATCCAATTGTATAAAATTTCTGTCTGTTTTAAAAAAAGCTTCTTTTCCTGTATCTGTACCTAAGATTTTTTCCAATTCCATAATATCGACCTCCAATTAATCGTTTAATACTACAGTATAAATAAAATCTGCTGGAGTATTCTGCGTGTAACACGTGTATTGTACAGTAAAACTTGGTACCATATTATTAATAGACAATATTTCCATCTGCTTTATAAAAAGCATTTTTACCAGAATCTGTCCCTAAAATTTCTTGTAAATCTAATGACATATCCATCACTCCTATCCTTATGCTCGATTGTCGGGTGCATACATATATACCATGCCGAAAATATTAGCGACTACCCGTGCCAATGCGGGGTCCCCTTTCTCCTGTGTCGGCATAAAAAATTCTATTGTATGCCATATATTCTTTCAATCGCCATTTAATCGCCTTCCTTTATTTCAATTAATCCAAAATTTTCTAAATTAAAAATATCTACAGCAGACAAATTTAACTCACTTGATTTTACAGATATTTTTTCAAATTTAATTTTGATATCTAAATCCTCAAGTTCTACAATAGCCTGTATTACGTTATCAAAATTCGGATTATTTTGCTGTACAGAAACATTTCCTTCACTGTCTTTTTCTCCGTATTCTATTATGATTTTATCTCTTTGTGCGTTGTAATTAGTTATTTCATCTTCTGCCTGCTTGTACAATTTAAATACATTGTAGTTATCTTGTGCACTTGATAGCCTTATATTTGCAAAATTTGTAAGACTATCTTTTACTTTTATTAATTCTCTTAATTTCATATATGACTCCTTATATTACTAAAGCACCACCGGATAAAAAGGTATGGAATGTACCATTTATATTTATAGCCGTCCAACTGCAACTACGTCCAAATAGATTATTAAAAGAAATACTGCCGTCTGACTGTATCATAATTCCTGTGCCATTTCTTTTAATTCTCGTATCCCATACATCATTAGTATTAAAATATATGCCTGTATTATCTATTTTAACTGCATCCTGCCCTGTACCTGTCTGTAAATATCCCAACATTTCAAGATGCCCACCTGTAGTTTTTAATAATTCCACATTACCATTGCCTAATATACGAAAGCCGCCATTCTTGATAGTCAAGCCAAAACTATCGTCAAATGTTAATTTTGCGGCATTTACAGCAGCGGTTATACTGTCTGTAGTTAGTTTTATTTCAGTTACCTTATTTTTAACATCATTTACGCCTTGTTCTGTCTCTGATACACGCAAAGTTATACTGTCTGTAGTTAGTTTTATTTCAGACATGTTTATTTTTACAGCATCTAAATTCTTTTCCGTCTCTGCAACTCTTAATTCTATACTACCAGCTTTTATATTTAATTCGCCTATGCTTCTGCTTGTCTCGGTATCTTTTGCTTCTTCCCATTTAGATCCATTCCAGCGTTTTAAGGCGCTTGGTGTAAACACCAAACTATCAACTGTCATAGTCATTTCATTAACAGTCATATTCAAATTATCTACTGTAAAATCTATACCTGGATTATACCAAAACTCGCCTACTTTTGGATTTTGGGGTTGTACCGACTGGTAATATGTCCCTAATACTTTTTTAGATACTGATAAATCTATTTCTGCACCTTTGAGTTCTATTGCTGAATTCATTTCCTGTGTTGTACTATAGCTTTTTAATATTTCATCTGTTCGACGATTGATTGTTGTTGTAGCTGTGCTTATTTTGGTGTCTACAGACAAATTTATTGAATCTGTAGCCTGATTTATCTGACTGTTTGTTTCGGTTTTTGTATAGTAGCTTGTCAATTTGCCATCTACAATCCCGTCAATGTCTATATTTTGCGGCATCAAACTCCAAGCATAATCGCCATAATTAGTTGATTCTGTCTGCGTCATTTTATTAAACGCTAAACCTATATACAGTTTTCCGGTCGGATTATCTGACATTCCTGTTTTAGGAGTATCAGCATACTTTACCCATGTATATGTTGTTTTACCGTCTGTACCTTTCTGTCCCGGAACACCTTGTTCACCTTTAGTCAGGCTCCATGTATAGTCACTATAGTTAGTTGATTCATTAGGAGTTACTTTATTTACAGCAATTCCCATATATATTTTTCCAGTAGCGTCATCACTCATACCAGATACTGGAGTGTCGGCGTATTTTATCCATGTATAATAGGTCTCGCCATCCACGCCAGGCGTTCCAGGAAGTCCTTGAGGACCATCCTTACCAGGAGGGCCAGGGGTTAACTCTATCTGCTCTACTTTGTTGTTTATTTCAACTTTAAAATTACTAACATCTTGCGTAATTTCATTGATGTTTCCATGTATATCACTAATCTCTGATACAGTACCGTCTACAGTTTGTGATATCTCGTTATATCCTCTCTCTACGTCTCCTAATCGTAAAGTGTTTTCGTCAAGAGTTCTTGTTAGAATATTGAATTTTCCTTTTAATTGAATAATGTTACTTTGGACAATCCTCTTTTCTCCAACTGCCTGCGTTCCAAAACTTTCGTATGTGTCTCTAAATGACTTTTGATACACAAATTTCCTATCCATGACTAATATGTCAATGGCTTGTCTTTTGACTGTAGAAACGCTTATTATATCGCCTGTTTCTACAGCTGGATTACCCTTACCGTACAATTTAGTGGGAGTATATACAGGTATAGTTTGTAATCGTGTCAATATATTTTGCAATGCTGGTGCAATTTGTGCTTCTGACATTGTATATAGCAGAGGATTATTTATTATGCTGTAGGTTATGTTTCCTGTTCCTACTATTATACCTAAGTCATCTTCCTTTACTCCTGCCTGTACCCGAGTTATTTTAGGCACTGTATATTTTGCGGCCGTAATGTCTATGTAGTCTCTATCAGTTACGTTATTAGTAACAGGTGTAAAGGTCTTAAATACAAGCTTGCCATATCTATTGACATTTATAAAGCTTGCAGATACCTCACCAATCCACGCAAGTATCTGCTGCCCTGTTATGCTCATGGTGGCAAAATTATCGTCTACCTGATAGTTTCCATTTATGATAGATGTGTTTTCGAGCTGCACACCTACGTATACGCATAGCTGATGCAACAAATCAGACAAAGTAATCGGGTACGTCCTTGACATTAAAAAATCACTGCAATCCTTATCAAACAGTTTCATTCTGTCTCTTGCAGTGATTGTATACACTCGTTCGTCCTTATCGTCTATTTCATCAACTCTGAAAATTCCCATCGGGATGTATTCAAATTCAGCTCCTGTCTTTAATCCAACTTCAACCGATATTTCATTATTCAGGAAGTCTATGGATTGACCTTTGTTTGTTAGATTAAATTTCAAGTTAGATGCAATACAACTGCCGATTTTTATATCCTTTGAGCTTGTACAAGTTTCTTGTATTTCAAGTTTTCCCTGTATATCATCATCGGTTAGTACAGTATCGCCTACAGATATTCTTATTCGTTTTTCTGCATTGCTGTTGTAGATGTTATCTTTCCACTCTTGCGTTGTATTTATCATGTCTACACCTCTACGAAACTTGTTTTTAGGTCTTTCCAATAGCTTTTATTGTCTGCATATTTGTACATATTAGCCGTTACATCAGCCCTATACATTGTCTTTGTTAGTATTTCGCCGGTGGCATCAGGAAACATCATTTCAAATTCAGGCGGAAGTTGTTCCAAGATCTTTATAAAATTATAGAACTTCTCCATATCTGCCATACTTGACCAGTTAAATGTTGTCTTCCTCACTCCGCTTCTAATTCTCTCCCTGATTACATAGCCGGATGCAGACCTCTCAGCTGATGAATCAAGGTCTGACATCTGCCAATCAAAAGAGGCAGGAGTAGGCACCCATATGCCATTTAATTTTATAAAATCTGCCATGTTATCACCTGTTTTCTATTTATTTTTACAAACTATGTCTCATATGGTATAATCTCTATATTGCAGTAATGATTCTAAAATAATTGAGAAAGGAGGCTGCATATGAAGGACTATACCGAATTCAAAGAATACATTAAGACAGTAGACTTCGGAAAAATTGAAAGCGACGTTAAATCTAAGTTAAATAAGCATGCCGAAAATGACAACGAACTCAAAGATGATTTGTATTGAGAGCTCTAAAATGCGGAAAAATCATCTTAGAGCTCTCCTAATGAAAATGGCAATTCGCCCGAACGAGCAACTTGTTTATCTATCCACGCGACTACAGCTCTGCCTATAATATCATCATCTAAATACATATTTATTTGCGTGTCAGGCATTTGATATCGCCCTGCGTCCCCAAGTTCTTCTCTTACAATCTGTCTTAGCAATCGTTCCGGCGTTTCTATGTTCGTTCCGGATTTCTGGTCTCCAAGGACAGCCAAGAATTCACTGTTTGGCGGGATTACGGCTCCTGTGGCTAAACCGGGCACTCCTAAAGTTTTAAAATTCCCCGACATAGCTTTAAACATATTTCCTACTATCGAAGTTGTAATGCCTATAGTCTCAACTGTACTTATGCCGTAATTTGGTCGGAAACTGCCTTTAATTTTTTCTCCCATAGCAGATAAAGCGTTCTTAAAATTCATCCACGCTGTTTCAAGTCCACCTGAAATATTCTTTACTATGCCTCTTGCTGTTTCTGCAGCCGTCGATAGCATACCTCTTCCCCACTCTGCGATATTTCCGCTCGTAGTATTAATCCAATCAGAAATGTTATTTGCGGTTGTGTTTAACGCTTCATTAAAATTATAAGTGAAATTTGTCGCCGCTGCTAAACCTGCCGCCGCTACAGCTATTCCCCATTTACTTATAGATGCCTGCGTTGATGTTGTCCACTCTGCTATATTTTGCACCACCGCTTCCTTTAACTGTCCTGCGTTAAAGGAAATATTTGTAACTAATTCACCAAACTGCATTATTAAATTTTGCTTCCATTCAGCAGCATTTGTTGAAATTCCGCTAAACAAAGTGGCAAAAGCTATCCCCACGGGTAAAAGCGTAGGGGCCGTTATACCCCTTATATACTCTATCGCCGTTTGATAGTTCAATTTAGTATTTTCCAAAGAAGGAGTAAAATAGGTTTCTGTATCGATAGACGGAATCACAATAGGAACCGTTATGGCTTTGATGTATTCTTTTGCTAACAAATAGCTTAATTTGGCACCCTCCAAAGAAGGTACAAAATACGTCTCTGCATCTAAAACCGGAACCGTAGCTTGTTCAACTTCGGGAGCCTTTACAGTTTCTTGATACTGACTTTTAGATTGTAAGTATTGTTCTAATGCCATTCTTGGAGCAAATGCAGGAGAAAAAGACGGTGCCGGAACAGGTGTTAAATATCTCTGCTTTGAAGTTTGAAATTCCTTATCATCTAAAACCGGAACCGTAGCTTGTTCAACTTCGGGAGCCTTTACCAGCTCCTTAAAGAAACCCCTTTTATCAAAATTATCCAATATAAAAAAGAAGTCCTCAAACTCCTTTTTAAGTCCTTTTACTCCGCTTCCTGCTTCGGATATATCACTTGTCAGTCCTCCAATAGAACCAACATTTAATCCGCTTCCACCTAGTCCGTCACCATTGGCTAAACCTCCTTGAAGTACATTAAGTTCATCAAATGGTGCTAGTGCTCGTTTTGCGGCTTTAGAAGCTTTGTCTATACCCTTAGAAAGATCTACTTCGGAATCTGCAGCTTCATCTGCTGTATCTGTTATTGCACTGTTAGATTCAGCTACAAGATTCTTGCCAGTTATTGCAGAATATAATTCGCCTATCTTATGCAATACTTTATTTACTATTTCCAAGACTTTATTAAGAGCTTTTACAAATGGTAATAAGACCTCAATAATGGCGTTTCCTATCAGTCCCATGAACTCTTGCCATTGCTCTTTTAGTAATTTAGTTTGATTCGCCCATGTTCCTGTGTTTCTTGCAAAATCTCCTTGTGCGTCAGCAGATACATGCATCAGGTAATTATATCTCGTTAGCACCTGCTCTGCTTGCGTCATGTCTTTCCAAGCTTTAGTTATTCCCTGCGATAAATTGTAAGCTTCCAGGTTAGCCACGTTCATATTAATACCAAGACGTTTTAAAGGCTCCGTTTCACCGCTTATACCGGACTGTATTTTTTGAAATGCTTCATCATGATCTAAATTATAAAAGCTGGCCATGTCTGCAGTAAGCTTTGCTACCTCTATAGACATATCTTTAGCCTGTGTTCCAGATATACCAGAACTCTTTAGCATTGCTCCCATTGTAGATGTAAATTTCTTCGCCGATAGTTCCGATAAACCAAATTCTTTAGTGGCTGAACTTGCAAATTCATTGACCTCTTTGGCCATAGATCCAAAAGTTACGTCTACTACGTTCTGTACTTCGGTCAAGTCCGATGCTACTTGAATTGATTGTTTTCCAAAATCCACAAGAGCCTTTGCTCCAATTGCTAATCCTGTTAGTTTGCCTATTGTTTTAAAAGTACCATTTATATTATTTTTGAAACCTTTTAATCGTTTTTGGGTCTTATTGATTTCTCTTGATATTCCACTAAAATCCGCTCCACCACGGTTTTCAGCGCACTATAAAGTTAGATTTACTCATAGTGCAAAACCACCCTCTTTCCAAATAAAAAAGCTATCCTTTTAGATAGCAATTTCATTTTCTGTGAATTTTTTATAATCTTCTATATACCCTACAAATTGAAATATATGTTTATAATTATCGTTAACACCTCGATAAAACCAACTTCTTGTTATGAATTCGCCTTTGCCCTTAAAGTAATTTATCCCCTCTTGTGCATAATCAAATTTATATTTTTTGTTCTTATAAATTATTACAGTTTCTCTCGCTCTACCGTTTTCTTTTCCCTTTCGAGCTACATTTTTCTTCCATTCATCATATGCTTCTTCTGTCATATAATCTTTAATATTTTTACCATACATAGGATTATTTTTACCTAAAGAGGCTTGTCTTAATTTTTCTAATGTCTCAGGCTCCAATTTGTCTTTTGTCATTCCGTATCTAGGATTATTTTTGCCTTTAAATGCTTTGCTTATTTTTGCATTTCTTGTTGCCATTTGTTCAGGTGTATAACTCGCCAATGGATTAATGCCTTTTTTAGCTCTACTAAGGTTCTTGCAATGTTCTTTACTTCTCTCCGTTTGTCGTACACCATATCCGCCCAAAGACTTATTATATCCTTTATCTTTATTGCAAGTATCATATTCTTCTATATATTTCATTTCCAATTTGCATAAGGTTTTCATATCTTCTACATTCTTTTCGAGTAATGTAACTTTAAAATTATCTTGCCCGTATTTATTAACCGACTTTTTTAAATGCGGGTTATGGTGCGCCCTTATTCCATGAGGGTATCTTTCAGCAAATGAATTAGTTGTAATTCCTATATATTTTTTATTGTTTATTTTATTAATGATAGCATATACCACCATTTTATTTTCCATCAATTCTTTTCTATATTCCATACTTTCAACTCCTTAACTATATTATACCATTAACTACTTGTAGTTGCAAGTATTAACAATATATATTATAATAAAGTTGAGGTGATAAATGTGAGTAGAGGTTTAAAAAACAGAACTCCAATTTCAAATGCTGTAGACGCCCAACTTTTCTTAAAACTGAAAGAGTTGTCAGAGCAAACAATGATACCTATGTCTAAGTTACTTGATAGAGGGATTGAATTGGTTTTAAAAGAGTATCAAAAGCCTACTTCTAATTAGTGGGCTTACTCTTAGCCATATATCCACCTCCTTTTGAGGCATTAAAAAAAGCACCTATTTTATAGATGCTTTTGCTATTTTTTATATTTTCAACTTAAAACCAAACATATTATAATCAAGCCAGTGGCAATTAATAGCCGTATTACCTCACTATTAACGCTTTCTTTTCTAAATAATTTAATTATCATCTTAATAAAATAAACTAAAAAATAAACAATCGACATTACACCAATATAAGATATTGTCATATAATACTTATCCTCTGCCGCCCAAAGCATTATCAGATATAGAATTATTAAAACTACAGCCTGTACATTGAATTTCAACTTTCTTTTCTTCTTTATCGGTTTTTCTTCTGTGTATAAATTCCCTGTATCTGGCGAACCATACAATCCCATATTATCACCCCTAATAATATTTTATACTTTTATAATATAAAATATCCTTAAGAATTACAAGTTGTTACAGTTCCACCAAATAATCTATTTAATACCTTAACTTGATTTAGCATTTCTTCATCAGTCATCATTTCCTTTTCTTTGTATAAACTGTCTAGTATTTCATCAAGGGGTCTAGGA